CCCAGCATGAGAACTCTTACGGTCTAAACCTTTCTCCATATGTTGCTTATAATGGACAAATTCATGAGCAAGTGTTCTCAAAATATCCATAGGATGACGATTGATAATGCTCAAATGAATTACATTTTCTTTTGAAATTTCTCCAAATGCTGCGATTCTTTTTGCATAATCGGCATCATCTATAAGGATGACTGGAATATCATAAGTAAGACGCAATTCTCTTTTTAAGAAAACTAAAAATCTTTTGAGAATTGCGTCAAACTGAATTCTTGTGGTTGGTCTTCCTTTTCTTTTACCAAGAAGAGACATATTTTTTGAAATATTTATCAGGCACCAAGAACGGCGCCAATACCATCATCAATATCTTGAATAACGGTGCGAATATCAGTGATACGCTCAGGCACGTGTTCGTAACTATAACATCGTTGCGCCTCAAACAGAACTTGACGAACTGCGGCGGCACAACGAGCATCCATTTTGATTGTTACTTTCTTATCTTTAGTCATCGATCGTCAGCAGCACGGTTTTCGGAGAAATATGCATCAAAAGCACCTTCAGGATAACGCTTAAGAAGTTTCTGCACATTGCGAGCAACAACATCATCAAGAGTAGTATCAAGTGCAATACATGCCTGAGCAACATACCACATAATATCACCCAATTCAATAATCAGGTGCTCACGGTTGTCCTCATTATAAGGTTTTCCTTGAAATATCATTTTCTTAATGATTTCAAGAAATTCTCCACCTTCAGCATTGATTCCAACCCCTGCAGTAAGAAGACGCTCAATATTAGCACCTTTCTCATCCAGTTGAACCAGACGGTCAGAAAGTGCCAGAAAGTCTTTCGATGCATCACTTGTGACCGCATCTACGAATTCAGCATACTTATCAAAATTAACGTGTTTTTGTTCCATTAAAATTTAAATCCTTCAAACGACTTTTTAGGTTTCTTGTCTTCGTTGTCATTATACTCGTCTTCATTACCAGAGTCAAGTATGTCTTTTTGTGCGGTTTGCTCACAATCATATAATCTCATTTTAGCACGGTCAATACCCACAATGAAACGCTTATACATTGTTGGATCAGCGTATCGATTTTTAAGTTGTTTCACCATAATCTGTCCCAATTGCTCAAGCTCTTCAGTGCTAATAAGGGCAAACATAAGATCGGCAGTAGCGGGCAAACCAAATGATTCACTCGTATCAGTTAATTCTGGATCCGATGACCCAAATCCACTTCTTGTCGTTTGTGTCGCACTTACGATTGGAACATTAAACTCAACGGCGAGTCCCCTAAGTTCCTCAGCAATTGCTTTAATATATGAATAAGAATTGATAGAGTTGTTTGCCTTGTGCCTAGAGGAAGCACATATATTAAGGTAATCAATAAAAATAATATCAGGTCTAAATGACTTTTTGAGAGCAAGTTCATTGAGAAGTGCCTTGAAGTGTCCAGCGTGAGCAGAAGCAGTTGGGTATTCTTTAATTATAAGAGACCCTTGAGTTTTCTTCGATAGACTTGTTACTTTATTCTCAAACATCTGGCGAGGAAGATCTACTAATTGTTGAATTGGAACATTCAACAAATTTGCATCGATTCTTTCAGCAATACGCTCTTCCGCCATTTCAAGAGTGATATAGAGTACGGACCTGCCCTGTAGCAAGACGGAGCTAGCCAAATGACACATGAACAATGATTTCCCAACACCCGTTCCAGCGAGAGCAATATTGAGAGTCTTGTTAGGAAGACCACCTTTCGTGATTTTGTTGAAATATTCCAAATCAAACTCAATCTTATCTTCCTTACGGTGGTAAAATTCATATCGCTCCTCATAGTTCTGAAGATAGTCGTGACCGATATTATTATCAAAACTTACCGCAAGAGCATCTGAAAGAATGCTTGGAATCGCATCACGATTCTTATCGTTGTTGTTTCCATCAGCAATATGAATTGACTCCATTAGTGCCAAATAGATAGCACGATCACGACACCACTTTTCTGTAGTATCAAGCAACCATTGCTTTTCTACAGCAGCATCGTTTAAAGAAGAGTTGATTTCTCGGATCTCTTTGACCTCAGTTTCATTCAGGTCAGTGCGATTTTCTACCTCAATGTTGAGTGCTTCAATGGTGATTGCCGAACCATACTTAACAATGAATTGAACAATCTCTTCAAAAATGACCTTTTCCGCCTTTTGCTCAAAATAATCTGGTTGTATGAAAGGTATAACTTTGCGTGAGTAGTCTTCATTAAATACAAGGTTCCTTAAAATAGTTGTCTCAATTCTTTCCATTATTTGTAATGCAAATAGGCACTCATAATATACTTTGGACCACTGATTGGCGATTCCCCCTTATGAGGGAACATCCAAAGCGGAGGAAACATAATTAAAGTTCCCTGTTTTGGTTGAATTTGAACATCTTTGAAAATAGTTTGACCACCACTTTCAACGTCATTCAAATACCACATAAAAGATAAAAATCTACGGGCAGACTCATGATTAGTTACATCAACATGAGTATCAAAGCGATCATCTCCTCCAGGAACATACTTTTTTATTCTAAATTGTTCAAAAGCATGATCTTCAGGAAATACACGATTATCAACAAATTCATAATACTTATCACGATACTCAAAAACTTTTTTGATGATATGATTATGAACTTGATTAACTTCTGGTGCTAATTCACGATTTTCTGTGAAATTAAATTGAGTAAAATTAGGTTTTCCACCATTATCATAACGCTCTTGTTTATCGGGAACCTGGTCAAATAAACTAATTAGAAAATTGCATATATCAGGTTCAAGAGCATTTTCGTAGATATGAATAAAATCTTGGAGTTCATCCATAAGAAAATTGTTGTTTTGCGGCAGCATCAAGTTGCTGCATTACTTCTTCGGTAAAATATTCTTCAGGATTTTTTAAAATCTCCTTTCCATAAATTTTCTTACCATTGATTTCATAGCGACCTGCTACATTTTTCCAAAGACCACCAATCTCGCCAAGTTCAAGCAAACCATAATAACGATCAAGACCCCGTTCATCATAATATAAACGAACCTCAACCTCTTGATTTTCTTTACTTAAACGTGACTTAAGGCTCTTTGCTTTGATAATGTTTCCAACGACTTCTGTCCCATCTTTTTCTTTTTTCTTACCAAGACTAATAATTGTAGAAGCAGCATACTTAAGACCACTACCACCACCCATTTCTTGTGTAGGAACATAAGATCCAATAACTTGATATACATGATTTGTTACAATCATTGGAATGTTTGCTTGGCCTAATTTAAGAGTTAACATTCGGAATGCACCTTTGACGAGTTGTGATTTAGTCATGTCACGAACCTGTTTGTCATTCAGTGCATCAGTAATTTCTTTCTCTGTAGAAAGCATACCCAAAGAGTCTAACACAAAGATGCAAGGTTTACGTTCCTCTACGGGTTTTTTTAAGTAAATGTCCACTGCTTTAAGTGCTTTGCTGCGAAACTCTTCAATTGTAACAACATTGACAACAACTGTTCGAGCAGTATCAACACCACGAGATTCTAAAAGTGATTTAGTAATGGCAGCCTCAGTATCAAAGTAGAGACAGTAACCATCGGGGTGAGTATCAAGAAAATTCTTAACCACTGCGAGAGAGAAGAAAGTTTTTCCAGTAGAAGACTCTCCAGCAATAGCAGTAATCTTATTGCCAGATACACCGCCAAATATGCTACCTGAAACCAGTGCGTTAAAAATATACGAACCCGTATCAACATAAGTTTCAGTCTCATCAATGTCAGAGGCAAGTTTCGTATACTCACCGCCAACTTCTTTTACAATTTCTTTAAGAAAATCCATTAGGCAAAAAATAGTTCAAGGTTTACAGTTTTTTCTACAGACCATCCTATAGAATCTAGAATTGATTTGAGTGGTTCTACAAAACTCTTTTCAAATTGTAGGTCATAGTCAACATATTTGTCAAGACCAAGTTCTTTAGGAAAGTCTTGAATGAAAGAGATAATATTCTCTTGTATAATATAAGGTTTCTTCAAATACACAAACTTAATCTTCTCACCATTTGCAATAAGTGAATATTTATTAGTCAGTTTTTTCTCTTTTATGTAATGATTAAAAAGAAGTGCCCCACGGATATGAATGGGAGTTCCTTTGTTGTAAATATCAGAAGACGAATAATATTTACGAACATCAGAAGCAGTTCGTGGGAAAGCAATTTGTTCTGGGGGAAGACTTTTAAACTCTTCACGGCACTTATCAATAAACTCAATCACGTCTTCTTCAGTGCCACTCATCATCAACTTGAGACCATCCTTAATCATCTTACGACAAGGTGCAGGAGTAGAGGACTTGACTGCCTCAATACCCATCATCTTGAGTTTGGGTTCTTCATAACGAACACCTTCATTATCCCAGACATTCAGAATGTAACGCTTTTTCGCAGTCCAGATTCCACGCTCGGCAATACATTCACGCTTCATAAACATTTTTTGTTCGTAAGCGTTTAAGTATTCTGCCAGTTCTTGGTAGCAACTTTCAATATACTTCTCAAGTTCCATCTTACAGACCTTATCAAGGAAGTTGACAACGCTTTCAGTAGTTTTTTCTCTTCTCTTGTATACACTTTCGACCAAAGGACCCATATTAAGATAAATGGAATCAGTATCAGAAGCAATAACATAATCAACCCCATCGGTTTTCAAAAGTTTATTGAGATAAGTATTCATCTTGTTTTCAATCCATCGAATCGCAACTTGACCAGACAAAGTGATTGCCTCTGCATTTGCTAATTTATAATATCGGAAGTATTGGTTTCCAATCGAACCGTAACAAGAATTGAGTTGTATCTTACGTGCCATTTGAATATTGTTGCAGCGAGCAATCTCTTTTTCCAATTCCTTTGTTGGGTCCTTTTCATATTGCTGTTTTGCCACTAACATTTTTTTCTTATAAATGGATCTTTCCTTGAAGATTTTCTCCATCAATTCTGGAAGAAATCCCCGCACATCTTTACGATACATTGATCCATTGGGACAAACGGCATAATCTTTATACATCTCAAATGTGATTTCTTGATTTAAGATTTTATCTACGCTTGTCGTTGGATGTTTTTCCTCAATCAAAGTTTCTGGGGAAATATTAAACTCCATAATAAGAGAAGGATATAGAGATGTTAGGTCAAACGATACAATCCAATCATACTTTCCAGGAATCGGTTCCTTAACATAAGCACCAGCATACTTGGAATCTTTATCAGACTTTTCTTTGGGAGGAATGGCAATGTTTCTCTTTTTGAGATAGTTGTAAATAATTGTATCCCACATTCGAACTTGTGAGAACACATCCGTATAGTTTGCTTTGGCGTCATATGCCATCGTAATGGCAAGCTCAATCAGTTTCATCTTGTCTTCCATGCGGTCAACAAGTTCTACGTCAATAATGTTATATTCTACAAACTTCTGCCAACCTTTGGTATAGAAATCTTTAAAAGTATCAAACTCAGAGTGGTCAAGTTTCTTCTGCCCAAGTTCAACACTTGCAATGTAATCAAGACGATAAGATTCCTGTGCCTTGTAAGTAAACTTCTTATAAAGATTCAGATAATCAAGTTGACTAATACCGCCAACATCATAAGAAATGTGTTTACGACCAGCAATATAGACCTCATCTTCGGTCACAAGTCCCCAGGGAGACATACGCTTCATCAATTTCTCACCAAGAATTCTATCAAGACGACGCACAAGATATGGAATATCGTACAATTCAATATTCCATCCAGTTACAACTTCTGGAGTGTTTTCTTCAATCATCCACCAGTTGATAAAGTTCACCAAAAGATCACGTTCATTGTCAAACGAACGATAAATTACATTCTTCTGCCGATTCTTAAACGGACCCATACCCCAAGTACGAATCTGTTTAGAAGAATAATCCTGAATTGTAATCAACAGAACTTCCTCAGCAGCAGACTCTACATCAGGGAATCCATTTTCTGATGCCACCTCAATATCCAATGTTGATAGTTTGATTTTGCCGATGTCAAATTTTAATTCCTCTTCTGGATATTTCTCTGAGATATATTGGTAGATATAATAAGTATTTCCATAGATTTTAAAGTTTTCTATGCCTTCGTATTTTTTAATAAATTCACGACAGTCACGAACCGAACCTGGTTGAACTGCTTCTACATATTCACCATTTAGAGTTTGATATTTAGTTTTCTTTTGAGAGGGGACAAAAAGAGTCGGGTTAAACTTCTCACGGGTCATAAAGTGTTTACCATCTTCATAACCACGAACCAAGAAGTGGTCCCCGACCATTTGAACGTTTGTATAAAATCGCATTATGTAGTCAATTCAAGATACTTTTCAACAATTTCTGGTTTTGGGTCAACAATAGTCAAAATACTATCAGAATGAATCATCATCTCTCTTTGATCGGTCACATCTGGCCAAGGAGTCAGATTGCCCTCAGCGTCAATACGAAAAGGATTAATGAGTTTACAATCGGGTTCACCAAGTTCAGAACCAACCTCAATAATTTCAGTAATAATTACGTTATCAACTTTCAGTAAAAGACACTTCACTGTTTTCGACATTTACTTTCTCCTCATACATTTCTTTAATAGTTTTAATGGGTTCAACAATTGTAACAACCCAATCAGGTGGAACTGGTATTTGTTCATCACTGGTTAGAATAATCCAAGGAGACAAAGAAATTTCTAAATCACCTTTTGGATTTTCATTTTCTTCTACCAACAAAAATGTCTTTCTTGTTTCTATTTTATGAGGTTTAGTAAATAGATATCCACAAACCTTATCATCAGAAATTAATTCTTTGGCATCAGAAATAATGGTCTCGCCAGATTTTAATAATACTAACTTGATTGACATTTTTTCCTTTTATCCTTCAGCCATTATAGAACAAAAAAAGAGGGAAGTCAACCTGGATTTTGCCAGGTGCTCCCCGCGCCGACGATATTCAATTATATTTATAGATAATCCTTGCGAATATGATGCTCCGGAACTATCTTTCCAAGAACAATTCTGAGGAGCCCGTCTTCAAATGTGACTTTACGGACTTCTGTGTCGTCGGATAAAGTCCACGCTCGTTTAAAACTTCTGCTAGCCACTCCCTTGTGGATAAACGTCCTATCCGATTCGGCATCTGCCTTTTGCCCTTCGACAAAAAGTTTTCCATACTCTGTGAAGACATTAACCTCTCCTTTCTTGAATCCTGCTAATGCGAGTTCCAGATGGGATTCGACATTATTTATTTGGATTAGATTATAAGGAGGATAGTTAGTTGTAGTTTCGTGAAGATTGAACAGACGGTCAAAATATTCATCCATTCCAATGCTATTGCGCGTGATTCTTTCCATCAAAGCAGGAAGATCCGCAGCAGTATACCTTGTGAGGTTGGTCATTATGGTAGCTCCTTTAAAAGCGAGTTTGTATTTTGTGGACCCTTTCGGCATCCGTATATAATTATAATACTTCTTATAAAAAAGGGGGTGTTGAACCCCGTATTTTTTTATTCGGTTTCCACTTCTTTGAGATGAACTTGCAATGCATCTTTCCATTGTTGTTCGGTATACCCACAAGCAATGAAGAATCTGCGAACCATTTCTAAAAATTGATTTTCATTTAGATATGGATCATCACATCTAATCTCTACATCCTCATCGGGAAGAGCAAACTTAGTATTTGGATTTTTATACCAAGTTGCTTCTTCATTTTGATGGCGAAAACGAAACTCAAAACTTCCAGCAGACATCACTCAGCATCCTCAACTTTTTTCTTTTTAGCACCAATATTATACTTGGTTTCCAGAATCCAGTCCCCTTTATCCTTATAAGCAAGAACTTTGATTTGATTCAGAGGCGCAATATCTTGAATCTTTTTGACATCTACGATCTCGATCAAACCCCAATCTGCAAGAAGTTGGGCAATACGATTGCGACGCTGAACATCATTCACGGTCAGGTTTGCGTGTTTGCCATCGAGTGCGAAGAGTTCTTTAAAATGCACAAGGAAATAACGACCTTGCTTATGAAGAATATGACAAGACTGATAGATTTTCTTTTCCTTTCTTGAAGCAACTCCGATTCGGGTCAAAGTCTCACGGACTTTCAAAAAGTCATCTGGTTCATTCAGAATGACTTCCACCATTTGATCGGGCGTCCACTTCACTTCAGGTTCTTGAACGACACTCATTTTGTTCCTCCAGTTTCAAATTTCGATTTAATAAATGTTAGTTGTTCTTTCGTAAGAATCCTCAAAGCTTGTTTTGCCTTCTCATTACTATATCCATAATAACGTTTGACATAATCAAGG